TCTCCCTTGATATCGGCCCCAGTAGTAAAAGCCTGTGACTACGCCCAAACCAGCAATGATAAAGATAACTGCGCCAACAACAAAATTAATCGCATTGTCGATCATCTCTTGTTTCTTGTAAGCCTCGGCCTTGCGTATGCGCCGCATCTCGCCCTCAATCTGTAAAACCTCTTCCCAAGCCGATGGCCCATAAGTCCATGATATATGGTCTTTTATTTCTTTTCGCATGGCCTCCATCTTCTTTTTCTGGGCGAAGATTTCAATAGCACTGGCGCTATTGTCAGACATCATTTTGTAAAAAGGAGGGTTCTTTGTCTTGTCTTCCGCGTATTGAAAATCAGAAAAAGCGGACCCCCACTTTGCGAGAGTGCCGCTCATTTCTTGAATATCTTTGCCCGCACTTATACCCTGCTTGAGAATATTAAACGCGCTTGTCGCAAGACCTACCGCTGTCAAGGGATCAATCATCTACCTCTCCATCAAGCGGTCTATTTTTTCCTCTATTCGGTCAAACTTGTTCATAATCTGAGAAAGGACCTCAGAACTATCTGACTTTGTTACATATTCTTTTGCTATATCTTCCCGAGTTCGATTTAAAAGAATCTGTACACGACGAAGCTCCTCGTGCTGGGACTTAGCCCACCAAACGACAAAGCCTAACGCCGCGGTTAATCCAACATTCCAAAGTTCAGACATGTCCACAAGTTAACACTCCGAATAGTCACCACCCCTCTTAGCGGCCCCCATGCCGCGAGCAACGCCGCGAGTCATCTTGAGGGCACCAGAATAATCTACGACGGCGGCAGGAACCTTAACATCCGCAGTCTTCCCATAAGGAATGCGACCTTGGCCCTTAATATCTGCGTAAGGAACCGCTTTCGGAGCGGGGCCCGGCGCTGAACCGTTTACTTTTACTTTAGCCATTGTTCTGTCCTTTCTGTGGAGGTTTCTGCATACCCGGACCCATTTTTTGTCCCTTCTGCTGTTTTTTCGGCATACCCGGACCTACTCTCCCCATGCTTTTAGGAGGACCGTCCGCAGCCAAAGTTGCATTAACATAAGCCTCAAGTGTGTCAAAATCCGTTATCTTTGGAGCTTTATTACCCGCCATTGTTCTGTCCTCTCTGTTTTAACAACTCGCGCTGCATAGCACTCTCAATCCGCTTGTCCGTCTGAGCCTCTTGACTAGCAAGCCGCTGCTGGAACTGCTCTCCGCGCATCTGCTGATTCTGAGCGTCAAGCTGCAATTTCGCCTGATCGATCTGAGAATCCGCCTGCTCCGCCTGAGCCTTGATTTCGAGTTCTTTCTCTTTCAACTGTACCAAAGGATCGGGACCCTGACCAGAGACTTGTGCCGAAAGCTGCTTGGCCTGCTGCATACCCTCCGCAACAAACTGTGCAACCATCATCTGATACTGCAACTCCTGTTGTTCCGCGGGCATCGGACCAGATTGCTGCATCTGAGCCATCGCCTGCTCCTCCGCGCCAATCTTAACGTGCTCCATAATGTGCTTCTGCATAGACATAGCAATCGGAGGTAACTGACCAACCATCGGACTCGCGCCAAACACCAAGTGAGCCATGATGTGCGCTTGGTGATTCTGACCGGAAAACGCCTCTAACTTCATGTTGTCGAGCGCGTTGATGTTCTCCTGCGCAGGGTCCAAAGGAACCGACTCCTCCTCCGGAACCGCCTTCATCAAACGGTCAACGTCCGTAACACCCAAAGCCTCATACATGTCTCGGAAAACCTCGTGCATGTTGTGCATGTCAGGAGCCTGCGTAGCTAACTGCAACTTCGTCTGAGCCAAAAGAATCCGCTGAGATTGACTAAACGAGTTCGGATTGGAAATAGGAATTACATCCACACGGTCATCAAAGTCCGACGCCATCACCGTCTGATCCGCACCCTCAACAGTATAAGGATACTCCGCAGGTAAAGTCTCGCTCATCACACGAGCCAAAATCTTAAACTCCTGACGCATCGCATAATGAAGACGCTTGTGAACAGCACTCATTACACGAGAACCCTGCTCCAACATCGCAATCGTAGTTCCGACGGCCGCGTTCTGGTCACCCTCACCAACCTTCATATCAGTAATAGTCGCGAACCGCTGACCCGCCTGAACAACAAAACCCAACAACTGGAACAACGTCTGATCCGGACCCTTGAAAGGCAACGGCATCAAACTGTCGCGAATAGCACCGCCCGGAGCGTCAACATCCCTAAACTCACCCGGCTGTAAAGGCTCATCGTCGTCCCTGATCCGCAGGCCGCGGGCCTTGAAACCCGCAGGAAGATTCGACAACGTACCAGCGTCAATCAGCTGACGCAGAGAAGATGTAGCTGTGCGCGACAAACCACCAATAGTATGAATCAAGCCAAGACCGTAAAAACCAAACCCCGGCAAAAACTTGTAATGAACAAAATACTGTATCTTCTTACGCTTCTCATCATCCTCTAAATAGTTGCGGCGGACAGACAATACCTGACCGTTGTCCTGAGAAATCGTAACAATGTACGGAAGCTTGATACCAGTAGGCTCGTCAGACTCGTCGCGGTCCTCGTAACCCTCCAAATCCAAATCAACATGACACTCCAACAAAGTGCAATCATAATCAATCTGAGAACTCTCCATGCCGTTAATACGGTCCATTTCAGTCCCAACAGAGTCCGAATCATGCTGAACCGGACTAACTGGAATGTCTAAATAAAAGCCGCCGACCTGCATCTTGCGCAAATCGTTCAAACCCATTCGAACAACCTGAGTAATATTGGGACAAGTATCTAAGTCAGAAGTCTCATAAGGTACAACTAAATGCTCCGCCGGAACAAACTTACTAACAATCCGACCCATAGCCTCGTCAAAGTAAACCTTCTTAAACGTACTCCCCGCTAACGGTAAATAAAACAACATCTGATCCATGTCAGGAGTGTAATCCTCCATAACATTAGTCAGATAATAGTTCATAAACTGTCGAACACGCTGCGCTTGAGCCGCCTTCTCACGGTTGTCCGCACCCATAACCGCCGTCCGGACAGGACCCGAAGAAGGAAGTAACTCATTAAATGCCTGCGCCTGAAACTGAGTAGCAGCCTCAGCTAACAAAGGATGCGTAACACCACTCGCACCGCGAAACGGCTGGCTGCGCTCCGAATAACTAAACCCCAATAACTCTAAGCCATTGGAATAAGTGTCCTCCCACTCCTGACGAGAAGCCTTGTTACTGTCAAACTCACTCGACAAATCACTGGAAATGCGAGCAAGCTCTTGGTCAGAAAGATACTCAGCTAAATTGTCGCCAAAACCACCCTCCATGTCACCAAGGTCCGAACTAGGGTCAAAGTCTACAGTGACATCCCCGTTCTCCTCCTCAATGATCTCTATCTCATCCCCAAGGTCCGTGAACAGCGGCTCGCTGCCAGAGTCAGGTATCTCTAACTCTATCTCCGCGCGTAAATCAGCGTCGTCCAACTGACTTGGAACACCGCTCGTATCCATTAATCCGCCAATAGCCATAAGGCCCTCCGTCAATAATATGCTCGCACCTTAACAGAATCTTCATCGTCTTGCCAATCATCTGTTGGTAATTGGACAAAATTACCCTGACGATACCTCATCAGAGCTTGGGTCATGCTGTCAACTAAATCATCGTGCTCGCCGTTAGGAAACGCCGCAACCTCCTCAATTAACTCATCTGCCCAAGGCTTTTCAGGGGCCCAAACCATGCCCGACTCTAGCATAGGACTAACCGCATGAACCCGGCTTACCTTGTCATTACCACGACTAGGTGTGAAATTTACAACAGGAATACCAACGTTCCGTAGCTCCTGAGTCAAAGGTAAACCACTCGCCTTCGCCTCAATAATTACAGTGTCGGGGTCCCAAAACTTGTACTCCTCAAACGCAATAGCCTTCAATTCAGGAAAATCCCACCGCCCCTTCTTACTGTCCAACAATATCAGATTAGGACCCGAACCACCCTCGTTAGGATAAAATACACCCCAAGTCGTAATAGCACTAAAGTCACTCGTCTCACGCTTGGTAAACGCCGTGTCATAACTCTGAATCACATACTCCAACTGAGGAATAACGTCCCGCTCCCAACGACGCCACCAATCCCGGGGAATGATCGCGTTCTCCTCACCCGTAGGATTCTGCTGATACTGAGCGTTCCACTTGCTCGGAGGTATAGACGCGCGGACCGCGGTTAAATCCTCTAAACTCCAGTACTCAGGCCAACAAGGAGTCTCGTCCTCAAAAATAGCAGGTAACTCAACAACCTCCCACTGATCCGATAAAGGGTCCTTCGACATAGCCTTCAATAACTGACCCGTCATGTCCTTCTCAGACCAACGAGTCTGTACCAAAACTATAGAACCACCCGGCTGTAAACGCTGGCGGGGACCCCCAGTATACCAATCCCAAGCATCCTCAAAACCATGAGCACTCATCGCCGTCTGCTCAGAATGAGGGTCGTCAATGATAATTAAATCACCACCACGACCAGCCAAATTCGAACCAACACCAACAGCATAATACATACCACCAGCACTCGTGTCCCAACGACCACTCGCCTTACTGTCCGCAGCCAACTTAACGTCAGGAAAAACCTCCTTGTAACTGTCCATGTCCAAAAGGTTCTTAGTCTTCCGACCAAAGTTAACAGCCAACTCCGTCGTGTGAGTCGCCTGAATAATCTTCATACTCGGGTTCTTGCCCATCATCCAAGCAGGAAACAAAAACGAAGCAAACTCACTCTTCGTGTGCCGCGGAGCCATGTTGATAATCAAACGCTTTAGTTCGCCGCTCGCGACCCGCTCAAGCTTTTCCGCAATAATTTTGTGGTGTCTTCCAGCAATAAACTCCGGCCACTGGGACCTAACAAAGTCCAAAAAGTTTTCCTGACAACCCTCGTTCTTGGCGATTTGGGCGAGCCTCAATTGAAGCTTCAGGGCCTTCTCTTGCTGTGCGTGATTCAGGTTAACATTCATCGGGGGACCCTAGTTATTTATGGGATAATATACTGCTTTATAGGATAGTTATAGGCCAAACGAAATTTTATGTAAATATTTGAGAGAAACATGGCCCTAGCCCCCGACCCGGCGGACCCGGG